GATGTTAACGGCGCCAGCGACATCAATGCTGACTGTCGGGTTATCGCGAGTCGGAATTTGTCCTTCAACTTCCCACCACTGATAGGCAAACTGACAGGTATAGGTTTCAACTTCAGACGTGGTATTCCAGTCCAATGCAATCGTTCCAAGGTCGGTTGGGAACGCGCCGATGAATTTATACGCACGCAACCGATTGCCTTCGCGGCCGAACTGCGTTACCGTCGCGTCTGTGGTGAATCCACCATCCCCCTGAATCCCCTGCGTGAACTGTGAAGTCGCGGACGTATGACCGGACATCCGGTCCATCCACTCTTCAAGTGCGCGGCGAATGGCAAAGTTTTCGTCGTTGATGATAGTGACAGTAAATGGAGCGAACGTTCGGTCGCCCATGTAATTCAACTTGCGTCCAAAGTATGGGACCTCAAAAGTGGCAATGACAGATCCCGGAATTTCGGATACCTGCACCATGAAGCGGGACAACGTTGCAGCCAACGGTCCGCCTGTCACGGATGCCGGCCACCGAAGTTCCATTTCAAAGAGCGCCGCGCGGGCTCCACCACCCTTGAGATTATTGCGGAACTGATCGAGATTAAATGCCATGTTAGTTTATACTCCTATAGGGCGGCATTAAACCGCGCCCACAACCTCTTGAAATGAGACGCCTGAACGCACCGCAACGAAGTTCAACTGAATGAAGTTAATTGACCGCGCCGGTTTCACATAGATGTCACCAACGAACTGATTCTGGTCAACGATGGATGCTGGATTGTTCGATGAGTCACAAACTACCAGATAATCCGTAAGACCACGGCGTCCCTTCACATCGCGAAGGAATGGTTCGACCACATTGCGGAATGCGGAACGAGTGTACTCATCGTTGTATTCGAACAGTTGCGACTTGGCATACCGCTCAATCGTCTTCTCCAAGACAATGAACAACCGACGCACGTTGATACGGTCAAACGCACTCGGACGGCTCAACAGTGTCTTATCACCGAAGAGCAACACACCCTGACCCGGGAAGCTCACAACAGGGTTGATACCCTTACTATACAGGTCGTCGCGCTCCGCCTGCTTCGGGTTCCACCCCAGCTTGACAACATTCTTGATGTTACCACGGCTGTAGCCCGCTGGCGAGTACCACGGATCGTTTGTCGTATCCGAGCGAGCAGCCAACCCAGCGATATCACCGTTCAGCGGCACCCATCGATAGACATCGTTATACCTATCGTAAGTATACTTCCACCCCGAGTCCATGAACGCATAACTCGTAGAGGATACCGCAGCACGGTCGAGCAGAACATCGGCCGCTTGGGCCGTACCATTGCTGACTACGCTATTCTTCGCGGGTGAGATAAACGCAACACAGTCTTTTCGAACTTCGGCGATATTGGCAATGACGTAGCTTGCCAACGTGGCAACCTGATTATCAGCAATAGACGGTCCGGTAATCAACAGCGAAACATCAATACCATCTTTGTCCGCGAACTCATCCCAACCGGTTTGAATATTACCAGTGGTGATGTCGTCGTTGTTTGAATTCCCGCCTACGAAAGACGTGGAGTAGGGAAGCACCTTCGACCCGAACGTTGTCGATGTCGCGCCAGTGCCCCAATTCGTTGTCGTGCCGACGTGGTTCAACCACCAGACATACGCTGAGTTCCGGTTAAGCACTGTCTTGTAGTAGTTGGTCTCGCCATTCAAAGTCTTCGCGTCGGAAGCCTTGGAAAGGTACGCGTACTTCTCTACCACTTGTCCTTTGACACCAGTGAATAAACCGTCTTCATCGACGACGACAAGATGTAGTTCGTCAGTTACACCGGAACGATCCGTTGCCCATCCAGAGGTGCCCGGCGCGTCCTCACCAAATGTATCATGGTACTCCCACTTCCGTGACCAAGTACCACTCGCAACCGTGCTAATGGTATCTTTCGATGCCGTTGAAAGTGTAAGTGCCGTAGCTGTCCCGACGGCGGATACCTGATACCAGTTACTATTGGCGCTGATATAGTCACCAACCACAAGGTCGGCAGTGAAGTCGGTACCTGATCCCGTCACGGCTGTACTATCCGCTGTGAGTGCGAGTGTGCCCGTAATGGTATCGTCCTGAAACGCTAACGCGCTTGGGCACAGTGAAATCTTAAGTGAGTTTCCGAGTTCGCCCGGATACTTTGCGGCCGCCAACTCGAATGTGGCGTTCGCAACCACGGACGTGCCCTCGGCGAGGACATCGTAATGGTCACTGTTCTTGATGAGCGCACCCGCGACGTTATTGGCGGTGGCGTTTACTGCGGTGGCCGCGATAGCACGTACCACACGCAACTGATTAGAATACGCTAAGAACGAAGCCGCGGAGAACCAATATTCGAACTGTTCACTATCTGGTTTTCCAAAAATTTCCACCAGACTTGACTCTGACCCAATAGAGGTTGACTCAAGTGCGGGACCCCATGCGAACGGGCCAGCAAAAGCGGCGGCGGATGTCGAAATTGTTTGAACGCCAGCAGTCAGATCTACTTCAGATGTGTTGACCCCAGGCGATACTTGAAATGCCATAGCTTAAACCCTCTCCCCGTAATGGAGTGCTAAAATTGAGTGTGCTGGTTACGCAGCAACACATCTATTTAGGACTTCCAAACTTTCACCTATTCGCGCCAGAAGTCGGGATCGTCCACCACATTCGGTGAACTTGGGTCCCAATCCCAATCGAGCGAGTGGTCGGTTGTGTCAAAGAATCCGACAAAAGGCTCGTCTAACGAAACGGGTTCCGATTCGTTCATCAGCAATTTTCGCATCGACAATCCGACATAGTTTTCAAATCCATGTTGTGCAGTGAGCCACCCCAAGAGGACAAGCGTCATCACACAGTCATCGTGTGCGCCTTCTTCTGCTTGGTATTTAGCACCCTTGGCGACAAAGGTTGTCAGTTCCCGAATCGTCTGATAATCAAAGATGAGCAACTGGTCTTTCTCGACCATCGTTCGCACCTGAGCGCAACCAATCCGTTTCGTTGCTTGTGTCATTCGCAATCCCAGACGCGCCTTGGGGTGGAACCCACCACCAAGCATCTGCCCACGTTTGGGATCCGACTTGATAAAGATTAGATTATCATACTCCAGTTCCATACGCAACGAATCCGCGACAATCAATCCGACATCGTTAATCTCCACAAGGATGAATGCATCGCAATAATGCTGGCCGATCTGTTTCAGGACCGGTGCAAGCAACTGTGGAGTGATATCGTTCCGACGAAAGACCGCAACTTGACGAAATGGCGTAATCGAAATATCAAAGATGCTCGCGACTGCAAAATCTTGATCCTGCCCTTGCGAGGTATCCACTGTCATCACATAGACATGCGACGGGTCAGTCTCGTTGGCACGCACAGGAGGCACATAGATCTTGAGTGATCCACGATCCTCCATCGGCGACTTGAAGGACATCTGTGCCAGCTTGTAGGCGGGGATGAGAGTATTAGCAGAACCTTGAAACGAGCAGTTAAATTCTTGTTCGAACTGCTGCTCACCGATGTTCTTGCGAGTTTCATCTGCCCACGCATCATCACGCCCAGGCACGTCGCGCCAGGTGAACCCAACCGTCTTATAGGTATTCCGTCCCTCTACCGCATCATTCCAAATTTTGTAGAAGAGGTTATAGCCTTTCGGCGTGCTGATAATAAATAGCTTGGTGGTCTTACCAGATGAGATTGCCGGAAACACCGAGGTCATAAACTCGCCAGCAATGTTATCGGGAACGTGAGCAAACTCATCAAGGAATAGAATATTAAACGTGTCTCCACGAATAGCACTCGCAGACGTGGACTCGGCCCGTACACGCGAGTTGTTGGCAAACATAATGAGCTTCTGATCCCACTTGACGATTCCTTGTTTCAGAAACCCGGGCAGAAACTCAAATGATTGCTTGAGACGCCGTAGGAGTTCAATGGCGGTGCTTTCTTTATTCGCCAGAATACCAACACTGACATCGGTATGAAACAGAATATACCAGAGGAAGTAGCCGCAGACAACAACCGTAGACTTGCCTGACTGTCTCGCCATTTTACAAATGGTGAAACGGTTGTTATTAAAGACATCAATGATCGTTTCTTGAAACGGCCACATCTTGAAAGGTACGATACCGTGGTCCACATGAACGATCTTGACATAGTTGTTGATAAAATAATTGACATCATCCGCACATTTCACATACTCTGTTAACTCGGCTTTGGTGAGTTGGACAATCTCATCGGGCAATGGGAGATTAGAGTTCCCATTGTACCCTTTATTACTACGCGTACTCTTCGGCATATAAACTACTTATCTCTGCGCGCCATGGAATAGCTCCGCGTGACGCTTCCGTACATTTGTGCTTATAAAGTTTCCGCATCGCCTTCGTGCCACGCTGTGTACCGTAATCTTTCGAGGGGCGCGTATGATCTTGGTGGTGCGCGACGGGCCCGCTCAAGAACACGAACGGGCACTGCGCGCCGTGCTGTAGACAGTCTCGCAACCACGCATCTTCATATCCTGCTTCCGTGAAGGCTTCATCATTTCCACCAATCGCACACAGACGCGACTTGTGAATGGCACCAAGAAAGAATAATGCGCGCCGTCGTGTGCGCGGATGGACAAACGTATCAATCACCACACCGTCGGCGTTGACATTATAGACGGTGGCGAAGAACGCGGCGTTCGGCTGTGCGGTCGCCGCATTGGTGAGTTCTTCAATCGTCTGTGCTGTTTCGTGCCATACATCATCCGACTGCATGATCAGAATATCACTCGACGCTAATGCGATAGCTCGATTGCGTGGATATGCTGGATTGCGATGTCCCTCTGGGCGCTCGATACGTTCCGTGACCACGGGATAGCGTGACAGCACCTCCGTCGTGTGATCAGACGAACCGTCATCAACGACGATGACCTCATAGTCAAACGGTACCTGCTGACGAAAGATGGAAGCAAGTGTGCCGTTCAGAATGTCGGCACGGTTGTATGTAGACAACACGACCGACGCTCGCATCATACAAAATTCACATGTGGCGGCGTCACCAGAGCCCGAATGATTTCGCGGTTCTTATTATTGAACTGGCAGCGAGGACATCCACCCGCATCGAAGCCCTTAAATGCGCCGGGCGCGTCATTTGCCCACAAGTGTGCAAACGTCTGTTCCTTGAGTGAACCAACAACGCCGCGTGTGTTATACGCAAGCACACAACAACGATACACATTCAGGTCCGCACCGATATAGGTATTGAAGTGTTGATACCCGCAGAACTCATAATCGGGATACTTCAGCACCAAGTCACTCACGCGGTCACCAAACATATTCACGACTTGATATGTATCTGACCCTAATACTTCCGCATCACTACAGAGCTTGACGGCCTCTGCGTGAAATGTCTCAAAATACTTTTCGTCTTCTGGCTGAAATACGGCGCTAATACGAAAGTTGTCCACCCCGGCTGCCCGTGCTTGGGCGGTAGCATCAACGACTTCTTTATAATTTTCCTTGGTGACAACGAACCCGACACCAATCGTTACGTTGCTACCCGTGGCCTTCTTTCGTTCCGCTAACGCTTTGATGTTATTCCACACACGCGTGTAGTGCGCGATAGGCACATTACGAATGGAGACATACGAATCGACGGTTGATGCATCCACACTCACGCGCACCCACATCGCTTTCGTGAGTAGATCAATCAGCTTCGGTGTGAGCTTGACACCATTCGTCACGACGCCAACTTCCAATCCAAGCTCGTAACACTTTTCCACAACCTGTTCAAACTTGGGATGTACAGTGGGTTCGCCACCACCGGTCAACTGAATCGCCTTGACGCCCATCGCTGCGGAGTCTTCTAAAATCTCGATAATCTTCTCGTACGAAATCATACGATTCGGATTGTTATTGACACTGCCATCTTCACGCGCCTCACCAAACAATTCATTGCTGAGGTTGCCACTCATACGATACGCGCAAAAGCTACAATCCTGATTACAAAGATCGCTGATGATCAGTTGGACTTGTGTGGGTGAAGGGACTTCGCCGCGAGCGAGTGCATCGAGGCGGTCGCGATGCCAGTACACTTTCATCGGGCTATATGGCGATGGATTCATAATAAACCTCGCTGCTATTTAGTTTCTTTTTGGAGGGTGCGGAGTTCACGCAAGAGATCAGCGGCGCGTCCGACAAACACGGCCTTCTCTATGTTCACTCCGCCCCCATCCCCCGCGCCCGATCCTTGTGGCGCAGCATCTTGTTTGATTTTATGGAGATTGACAAGTTCTTTATTGGCATTCACAATCGCGGTGAGCATCGTCGCAACAACTTCATACGCTCTCGGGCTGTCCCCGCTCTGTGCAAGTAGAATAGCACTCTTGGCAGCTTCCGTCACGTCATTCGTCATCTGTGTGATGTTGCCGCGAGCGGCCTCAAAATCCCGATCTAGTTTTTCTTGCGCCGTCTTGTCATCTACGACTTCGGCAACTACAACCGGCGCCGCCTGTGTAGTGGTTAGTGCCGTATCCGCTACTAGCTCCGGCGCCACATCAAAGATTTCATTCAAATTATCAGACATATTATATTTTTGTTATCAAACCACCTATGATGGAGATACCGATGGCGACGGCGACACCGATGCTGATTGCGAGCTAGACGGGGATTGTGATAGCGACACAGAGGCCGATGGTGACTGTGAAGCAGACGGCGAGAATGACGGTGATGCGGACGAAGACGGTGACTCCGAGGAGCCGGCCGCAGTGAGGACTTCGGTGATCGTTGTATTCGACGTAATCGCCGTACCCGATGAAACGTTCTGTGTCGGCGGATCCGCGAGTACATTGATCGTCGCCTTCGGTAAGGCATCCGGTGTCGGCGCCGCAAGATCCGCATGTGGCGAATTGTAGAGGTTGACGATAACTTCTTCGATTCGTCTACTCTGTCTGATCGGACCATAGAAGAACACCTTCAGCGCAAAGTCTAACGTCCAGACAATGGCGCGCCGCTTGATGAAGTCTTCCTCGTAGTTATCCGAGTGTGATACGCTCTGTAAAACAACGGGCACCTGATCCAAAAGATCGGGATAGTTCTCTAACGGGCGCGCAGCAATCGTGTAATCCGGCGTGAAGAACGGAAGAATCTGTTCAACGATCTGCATTCCATCCTGCTGAAGTTTCACCAACACCGACAACTGAACGTTCATCACATACGGCACACCAACGTAGAGCTTGGCGAGCTTGTGTGCTTCGTTGCTATTGAACTTGAGCTTATCGAGTGTATTCAGCTTGCGCGTCGTATCATAGACGAGACTCGTCATCTCATACGACATACGGGGAACTACTTGACCCACACCCTTCCCATAATCAGGATCTTGTGTCAGATGAACTAACCAACGTTCTTTCGGACCATACTGCAATGGCACCTGTTGACGAAATGCTTCGTCACCATCTGAGTTTTCTCGCGTGATGGTGATATCGTCAAACAGGGAACCAAACGCCAGTAGATATCGGCGCATGTGCAGATGTTTGAAGTGTGTGTTCATTAGCCTGAATTCGGTCGCGTGCCGCGAGACACAACGACACTCAACGGATTACCCTGCAAGAATTCATTATCAGTAATTGGATCATTGGTACTCGGTGTGATGCCCGGTGTCGTATCAACCACTGTCCACGTAGCGGCAGAGGTGCCACCAACCACGGCCGTATTCGCAACAAACGTGCCGGTGATGTCCTGCACGCGAAGCAGACGAGTTGTGGAATCCCAATCCCATACCACACCCGTCGCGGTAGCGGCCGCCAGACTTGCACCCTGATAAACCGTTTCGGTTTTGCTGTAGTCGCCCGAACCTCCCGCGGCTTTCATATCGAGGTTGATGGTATAAGCAAATTTGTTAGCGACCTCATTGATATCGTCCACGCCCGTTGTCACCCCTTCGTTGTTGAAGTTGAACATCTCACACTTCAATTCATAGGTGTAGAGTTTACCCAACGTAAATAGGGTTTCCTTGTTTTCCACAAATCGAATGTTGAACAGAAAGCGATTGTCTGCATCCATCTCGATGTAGATAAGATCGCCACCCCGCGGCCGCTTCATCGCCGTGATCGCCGTTTGACTCATGACCGAATTGCGGAACCGGCGTTGAGACACTGTGAGGTACATCTGGTCTTCAATGTGCAAACCAAACTTCCCCACAAATTCCGATTGTCCCTGAAACCCGTCAAATGACTTTACGTACATCTCAATCTCGAAGGCTTCTGTGAAATTGGACAGGGGATCTTCACCGAGGAACGCGTCGATGTTCGCGTCGTTCCGAGGAACGTAATGAACACTGTGCCCATAGATCGCAATCGATTCATCGATCAGATCTTGAACAACATCCTGTTCACTAACAACCTTAGTGTGGTTAAAATAGGAATTGACCGGCATGGTTTATCCCACGATGAACATTGGCGGTTCTTGGAACTCGCTTCGCACCTGTTCTTCAAGTGTCGTAATTTCTTGATTAGCTTCAGCTAACATACCCTTACCATCCAACTGTACGCCACCCGGCATCGCGATGCCGCTATACTTGGAAAGGTTTACTCCCCACTGACGTTTGATTAGTGATGTGGCATACCGCTGTAACCAACGGTCGGTCCACACTTTTGTATACCCTGCGGGATCGATGGTGCGATATCCTTCAAGAATGATATGCTGACCGGGTATAAATGTGACATACCAATTCACATCCATATAGAGCCGGTTCATGTGACGCGAGAATCGAATCGCCGGCCGGCCGCGGAACATATCATTCAACAACTGCTGATAGCTACGACCAACATAATATGGAATAATAGAGTTCGCGGTAAAGCTCGACA